TATCCTCACCATTAGCAACATCATGAAATTTATACAATTCTGCTAATCCTAACATACCATTATAAATAGCCTCATTTAATAATGGCTTAGAAATCAACAATAGACTATTAGCATATTCCTCACCTATTTTTTTCTGATAATATTTAATTCTAGCCTCTTCTATAGTAATCCATTTTTCTGAGGGAACTTCATTAGGCATTTTATTAATAGCGATTGGAATATTATCCTCGGTCACTAGAACATAATGATTATTAATTTGTTTTAACATTTATTGTATTTCCTATAGCATTTATACATTATTTATTATTATATAAATATTAAATACATTTGGAGAATTATTTATGACCACTAGAACATTATCTTGTCCAGTTCCTTCTAATATTAATCCATTACAGAACAATGGTTTTTTATTTTCTGTATTAAAGTTACCTGATATGCAATATTTTTGTCAGGAAACTTCTTTACCCAGTATGACATTACCACCGGCAGTAGTACATTCACCATTTTCTAATGTCTATATACCAGGTGATAAAATTCAATATGAACCATTAACAATTATATTCATGATTAATGAAACCATGAGTAATTATTTTGCTATTGCTAATTGGATTATTGGTATGGGTTTTCCTGAAAGTAGAAAACAATATTCTGATTTTATTGATAGTCAGGAAGATGCCTCTGGAATGGTGTCAGAATTATCAAAAGGTTATTCGGATGGTATTCTTTCTATTTTAGATAATAATAAAAATCCGATAAGTGCCATTCAATTTGTTGATTTATATCCTACTACTATTAATTCTCTACAAATGAAAACAGTAAATTCTGATACTGTTTATCTAATGGGTCAAGCAACTTTTCTTTATAATTATTACAAAATCATGCCAGTTGGGTAAAATAATTGGACATTTTCCTCTATTTATGATATAATTTTTTATTATATTCACGGGAGATATACAATGAATATTAATGAAATATTATTATTATGGGAAGAAGATGCAATAATTGATGATAACCATTTGAATACTGAATCTCTAATGATTCCTAAATTACATGCTAAGTATTTAAGATTATTATTAGATGCAAAAAAGAAATTAGTAGTATTAACGGAAAAATTCCATCAAATTAAACAATTAAAAACTAAATATTATTATGGTAAATTAACCAAGGAAGAATTATCAGAATTAGGCTGGGAACCTTATCAATTTATTAAACCTATCAAAACTGAATTAGATAATATTCTTAATGGTGATGTTGAATTATCTACTATTAATACTAAAATAGATTTAGTGAAAATAGATATTAATACTATTGAGGCTATTATTTATCAAATCAATCAAAGAAATTATATCATTAAAAATGCTATAGAATATGAGAAATTTATTTCAGGTAATTAAATATGTTAATTGAAGTAGAAAAATATAACGAAGTATATATGCGTGTATTTAGTAGCGCAGATATTACTAATGAATTATATGATTATTTTACCTTTAGAGTAGAAAATTATAAATTCATGCCTGCCTATAAATCAGGTAGATGGGATGGTTATATCAGATTGTATAATAAAATTACCGGTAATATCTATCTGGGCTTATTGGGTATTCTACAACAATTTGCTGAGAATAATGGTTATACTATAAAATACCTTAACCAAGTTATTGATATTTATGATAATAAACCAGAGGATATTACGGAATATATTAATGGATTAGAGTTACACAGTGATGGTAATAAAATTGAAGTTAGAGATTATCAATTAAATTCATTAGTATATGCCATTAATAATAATAGAGTTATTATTGAGAGTCCTACTGGTTCTGGTAAAAGTTTATTATTGTATATAATGATTCGCTGGTATATTAGTAAAAATATAAAATGTTTAATTATCGTTCCTACTATTCAATTAGTAGAACAGTTATTAAAAGATTTCATTGATTATTCTAGTAATAATGATTGGGATGTTGAGGATAATATTGGTATTATATATTCTGGTAAAGAGAAAACTAATAATAAAAATTGTGTTATATCAACTTATCAAAGTTTAATAAGATTACCCAAAAATTGGTTTATTAATTTTGGTATGTGTATTACTGATGAAGCACATACCGCAGATAGTAAATCTATTACTACTATCATGAGTAATCTAGTAAATACTAAATACCGATTTGGTACTACTGGGACATTAAAAGAAACTAAAACATCATTATTATCATTACAGGGAATGTTTGGACCTATTTATAAACCTGTTACTACTAAAGAATTAATGGATAATAAAACTCTAGCAAAATTATCTATTAAAGCCATGTTATTAGAATATACAGAAGAAACTTGTAAAGAAGTAAAACTTATATGTAAAGAAGGAAAAACGTATAATTATCACAAAGAAATAGATTGGTTAATTAGTAATAATGAAAGAAATAAATTTATTGCTAATTTGAGTATCTATACTACCGGTAACACATTAGTATTATTTCAATTTGTAGATAAACATGGTAAATTATTATATGAATTGGTTCAGGAGTTATTACTTAGTAAAAATAGTGATAGAAAAGTATTTTATATTCATGGCGGAGTAGATATTAAAGAACGAGAAATCATGAGAGAAACTTTAATAACAGATAAGAATGTTATAGTCATTGCTTCTTATCAAACACTTAGTACCGGTATTAATGCTCCCTCTATTGAAAATATTATTCTTGCTTCTCCTTCTAAATCTAAAATAAGAATATTACAAAGTATTGGAAGATCATTAAGAATAAAAGATAATAAAACTACCGCTACTATTTATGATATTGGTGATAATTTGAAATATAAAGGACATACTAATTTCAGTCTTATTCATTTTATTGATAGATTGAGATTATATAGCGCAGAGGATTTTGACTATAAATTATTGAACATTAACATTAAATAAATAATATATAATCATAGAGAGTTATATAGATATGTTAGTAGAAGAAAAACTATTTGGTCACAGTCATACAAAAATAACAGATTGGATTAAAAGAAACGGATTTAAGTATAGTGGACAGCAAGGTAAACATCCTGAATTTACTCATGGTACTACTAATTATTCAATACCAGGAGTAAATGTACATAAAGGAGATGTTAATCCAAAAGCAGTGGCTAATATTTATAAATTTATTAAAACCCATCATGATGAACATAATTTAACATATCATCCTATTAATGAAATAATGTCATTTAGTGAGTATTTAACTAATGCGGATTAAGAAATGAGTAAAACTTTGTTTGATAAAATTCAAGAGAATATAGTTGTAATTAGATTAGATAATAAACGTCATGATATTATTGGTATCTTATTAGATCAAAATGATACTGATATTTCACTAGGCAATCCTTTCTTTGTAAATATAGAAGAAAGTGAAATGTTTCCTTTATGTTTCTTATCTGATGAGAAAGTTTATAAATTTAATAATAGTAGAATAGAATTTATAGTTCCATGTAATGATAAGTTCAAAGAGGAATATCTTAATATTATTGTTAAGACTAATACACTGAATAAGAAAGAAGAAAGTAATAAAAATTTAGTACTGCACTAATAGTTATTCCTTTTATTGATACTCTTTAATTACTTCTTAATATCTTAAAAGGTAACTTAGTAGTGGTGTATTTAGAACTGTTATAGAATCAATTTATATTAGATAATATTAAATATTAATTAATATAGTACCTCTTGAACCGGACAACAGATAAATAATACTCCTTTTTAGACCCCTTGTCAAGCATTATTTTCAGTTAGTATCGTTTTATATATAATTACCTTATTATTATTGACTTTTTTAATTAATTAATATATAATAAGTAATATTATTATATAGAGGATAGAGTATATGGCTGAACATTACGTTAATAACAAAGAATTTGCAGATGCTTTAATATTAAGGGCACAAGAAATTAAAGAATTCAATAAACCATCATATAAAACCGACAATTTTGTGGGTAAATGTATAATTGATATTGCTAATAGAGTTTCTTATATGCCTAATTTTAGAGGTTATCCTTTTAGATCAGAAATGATATTAGATGGTATTGAAAATTCATTTAGATATATAGATAGATTTAATCCAGAAAAAAGTACTAATGCATTTGCTTATTTTACCCAGATTATATTTTGGGCATTTGTTAGAAGAATTAAATTAGAAAAACAACAAATGTTATTAAAAGCACGATTAATTCAAAGTATGTCCATGAAAATGTGTGATTTACAAGAACAAGATGAAGATTTACAATTTGTTAATGGCTACCTGGAATTCATACAAGACCAAAAAGTATATGATAAAATACTAGAAGCAGATGAAAAAAAGAAATTAGAAAAGAAACTATTATTACTTAAACAAAATAATATACCAAACATTTTAGAATTATTAGAGGATTAATATGATATTATCTTTTTCAGAATATATTAACGAAACAAAATCATCCGGTACTTTTATCGGAGTTAAATTATCTCCTAATAGCCAAGAACTTATTATGGATCTAATTAGAAAATTAAAAGTTCCTTCCTCTATTAAAAAAGAAGATATGCATGTCACTTTAATATATAGTAAAAAAGGATTCCCTAATAAAGAATGGAATAAAAATGATAAACTAATTATTAATGAAACTGCTACTCCTATTAAATTAGATTGGTTAGGTGATGATAAAAATTGTCTGGTATTATTATTAAATTCTCCGTATTTAATTAAAAGAAATAAAGAAATTACTAAAAAATATGGTGCCATTAGTGATTATGATAAATACCATCCGCATGTTACCTTAGCCTATAATATTAAAGATTATACTATTCCAGATAATATTAAATTGCCAAAGGAATTATCATTAATATCAGAATATTATACTGAATTAGAGGAAGATTGGGCAAATAATAAATAATAAGAGAATTATAATAAAGGGTAATATAAGATGTTAAGTTACAAAGAATTTAGAGAATTAATGGTAGAATCGACTATTGACAATTGGACTCATAAATTAGAATATGGTGATTTAACACCAGAAATGCAAGCACAAGTTCATGAAAAGCACAAGACCAGTAAAAATAAACCTGCTACTGGGGATAAGTATCAATATCACGTTAATATCACTACTCCCCCTAAAGGATATGTAGGACATTTACCCTATGGTGAATATAGTCATAGAAGTATTAGAGACAGAAATGAATTTAGTTCTGGTAAAGTAGGTGATAATAACGTGGTATTCAAACATGATTAAAAGATTTAAGGAATATTTAGTAGAATATTTAACAGATAAACAAAAATCTGGTTTTTTACGCTATGCCAATCGAGAGTTCAATATAGGTGAAACTCCTAGTAGAAATGCCCGCAACATATCTAAAGATGTTATTCCAGAAGGTAAAGATACTATTAAAATTCCAGTAATGAGTAATTTAATGCATGAAGTTCATGATCATATTACTAAAAATGGATTTTCTGGTATGGATTATGGTAGACAAATTGCTTATAAATCTGTAACTTTACGTGATGGTTCTACTAAACAAACGGAAGTAAAATTAGGAAAAGCATTAAATGCTACTGGCGCATCTAAAGAATTAATCGGTCGTTTTGCTAATGATAATCATGCGGAATCTGCTGAATTATCTAATAAACATCAAATTATTATATCCAGAAATCCGTTACATATAGCGGAAAAATCTACTAATAAAATTTGGTCTTCTTGTGCTAGATTAGATGCCAATGGAAAACCCGCTATGGTAGGACAACATTGCGGCAAAGGACATGCTTATGCTGCCGAAAAACTACCACACGATATTCATTATGGAACTCATGTGGCGTATTTAGTAGATAGAGATGATACTAACGAACGAACTGACCAAGATTTAATCGATAATGCCTCTGCCAGAATTTCTCTCAAACCTTTTCATGGTCATACCGGAACAGCATTTCATACAATATTAAGTCCAGAAAATAAAACATATTTTAGCGGGTATCATACTGGTATTAAATTTACTGATGGGTTTAAGGATACACTTCATCATTTTGTAGAAAAACATTTCCCTCTTAAAGATAACGTCATTTATAGAAAAGATACTAATTTATATAATGATGACGGTAACTCTAAATTAATAAATTTTAATATTTCTAAACCAATGCCTTCATGGTCTGGATTAAAAAACCATCATAAAGCAGAGTTAATCCATGATGCTAATATTTCTCCTCAGCAAATAGATGACTTATTAACCTCTGCAAAAAATAATCCAGGAAATTTTAATAAAGATCAATTTGATATGATGTCTTATCTACATAAAAATGAAAGTTTTAATAAAGATATTCATGGTGATCATTTATTACACCCTAACATTTTTAATAATATTTCATCAGATAGAAAGAAGAGTATAATAGAAGATACTTTATATGATACTTCTTCTATATTCCCCAAAGAACTAAAATCAGAAAAATTCAATAAATTATTTGATTTAGTTCATAATCATATTAAGCAACATCCATCTGAAATTAAAATGATAGAACCATTTTTAGAACACACTAATTTTGATACTGAGCACATGAATCAAATACTACATTCTGGTTCAGAGGTAAATATTCATACTTTATTAAATAATCATACATTAAAAGCAAAACATATACATCAAATATTAGATAACCCTAAACACATTGATAATTTCTTTAATTTTGCTCTTAGTGGTAGTATGTTACATCAAACTAATTTTAATGATGAACATCTTGCTAAATTAACTTCACCAAAAATTTATAATGATGTAGATGGTGTTGTTAAAGATAATATTTTAACCTATTTACATAATACCGGTAAAATTAAACAATTCATTGATAATATTCCTAATCATAAAGAATCTTATGAACCAATATTGAGGGGTTATAATGCACATCATTTCTTGGTGCAACATGGTAAAGCATTAGCAAGACCAGAAGTATTTGCTAAATTACATAATGACGATAAAGAAAAAATAGTAGAAAGATTGTCAAAAGTCAAAGAAGCAATTCCGCAGTTAGCAAGCAATACTAATGCTTTTAATACTCTAAAAAATTCAGGATTAATATAGGTAAATAAATGATTAAAAGATTCAAGACGTTTTTATCAGAACTAGGCTCATTAGATGAAGCCTATTTAACACAATGGCAAAAAAATGGTTTTATTAATTATGCTGCTAAAAAGGGATTTAAGATTGATATGAATAATCCCTCTTATAAAGCATTAACAATATCTAAAGATGTTATGCCTGATACTATTGAATTACCTATTGTAAGTGATACTAAAAATAGAATTCATAAACACCTTGAACAACATGGTTATAAATTAAATTATGGTAAAAAAGAAGCCATTGATACTTATGGAAGAACTACTACCATTGCCAAGGCATTAACTAAAACTAAGGCTGATCAAGGTTTAATAAATTCTTTCGCTAATGAAAATCATGCCCAATCTGATGAATTATCTAGTAAACACAAAGTAATCATTAGTAGAGTTCCTAAACATATTTGTGCTGCTAGTACTAATACACCCTGGTCTTCTTGTGCCACATTGACCAGCAATGGAAGACCCTCAATATCAGATGATAAGGGTAATTGGGGGGATAATCCTAATGATGAGTATTATGATGAAGATAGTAAACAACAGAGAGATGAAAATGACCATTTAGCGGCTGCCCATTTACCCGATAATATAGAGCAAGGTTCTCACATTGCTTATATGGTGCCTAATAGACCATTACCACATGATGATTTAATAGAAATGGCCTCTGCAAGAATATTATTAAACCCCTATACATCATTTGCAGGACATACCGTATTAAAACCAGAAGATAAAGGCTATATAAAAGGTCATAAAAAAGGAGTAAAAGTTCCTCAGGGATTTAAGGATACTGTAAAAACATTTGCCGATACTCATTTTCCAATGGTTACTAACACTGTTTATAGCAAAGATAGACGTTTATATAATGATGATGGTAATAAAGAAACTAGCAGATTAGATATTAATAAACCATTTCCTGAATGGGATACGATGTATACTACTGCTAAAGAAAAAGTTATTAAAGATAGTGATATGTCTAGTAATGATATAGATAATGCTATTAACAAAATTAAAACTAATGATCCTGATATTAATCGTGATTTAATTAATTATTTACCACATGCCAGAAATTTCACCGCAAAACACCACAGAGCATATATTGATCCTAATATATTAAATAAATTAAATAATAATGCCCATGCTAGATTAATTAGGGATACTAATAATCAAGAAGATTTTGATAAATTAGCCAATTATCATATGGATGATACTCAGGCAAATAAAGATGATAATCATTATTTACACAATTCACTAGGTGGTTTAGTTGAACATAAACTATTTAATGATAAACATATGAAAAAATTATTGAATAGTAAAACATTTGCTAATTTTGGTTATAAAGATGTAGTATTAGCCTCTGATAAATTACAGGGTCAAAATTTAGATGATATTGTTAATAAATCGCTAACTGATCCTGAA